ATCGAGGGCTACGAGGAAGAATGGGCAAACGCCAACGTCGACAACCAGAGCGTGCTTCGATACAACGCCCGCAATGACGTACCGCCACCGCAGCGCAACCAGGGCACGCCAATGCCCACGGCAGAGCTTCAGATTGCCATGAGCTTCACGGATGAAATGAAGGCCACCATTGGCCTGTACGATGCCAGCGTAGGTGCGCAGAGCAACGAAACCAGTGGTAAAGCCATACTGGCACGCCAGCAGCAGGGCGACCGTGGCACGTTTGCCTATAACGACAACTTGGCCAGGGCCATAGGCCGCATTGGTGATATCTGCGTTGAGTTGATTCCAAAGGTTTACGACAGTGAGCGAGTAATCCGGATCCAGTTTGAGGACAGCACCGGGGATTGGCTCAGGATCAACCAGACCATCATGGACGAGGAAACGCAGAAACCTGTGATGGTCAGTGATATGGCGCAAGGTAAGTTTGACGTAACTGTGAAGTCAGGCCCTGGATACCAGACGCAACGCCTTGAAGCAGCTGACAGCCTGATCCAGTTTGCTCAAGCTGTGCCATCGTCTGCCGCCGTGCTGGCGGATCTGATCGCCAAGAACATGGATTGGCCAGGCGCCGACGAAATCAGCAAGCGCCTCAAGAAGATATTGCCACCGGGCATACTGGACCAAGACGAAGCCGACGAGCTTGGCATTCAGCCACCGCAGCCGACACCGGAGCAGCAGGCGACCATGGCCAAAGCTGAAGCCGATATGGCAGGGGCAGAGGCAGACAAGGCCAAAGCCGAAGCCGATACCGCCAGGGCTCAGGCAGATATGGCTAAGGCAGAAGCTGATACCGAGGAAGCCCGCGCCAAACTGGCCGAGATTGAACGGGACGCCATGATTGCAGGACCGGGCTCTATTGAGGAAACCGTGCGCAACCTGGTGGCTGAAGCCATGGCAGAGCTTATGTCACAAGGGCAGCAACCCCGGCAAGTTGCTGGTAATACCTGAAATCAGGCTATAATGTAGGCAGTTAGCTACCTGTGGCTTTTCATAGGGGTAAAATCCGCGATGGAGACAGCGCGACATGGCAGAAGAAGCCAAGACACCAGAGCAAGAAACCGAAAACTACGAGGTTTTCGTTACCGAGGCCGTTGGGGATCAGCCGCAAGGCGATAACCAGGAACAACAGGGTGAAGGATCGGCCACTACCCAAGCGAAAGGAAAGGCCCAACAGGAGGGGCAGGACGTTTCAACGGAAGAAGGCAAGGAAGATGCCGATAAAGAACCCGCCGCCGATGCTGGCGAAGGTGCCAAGTCTAAGGGTAAATCCAAGGGCCGGTACCAGAAACGCATTGACCGCTTGACCGAGCGTGCAAAAAAGGCAGAACAGGAGTTGGCCAAGCTAAAAGGTTCTGGCGATAAGTCAGACACCGGCCAAACCGACAATATCAGCGATAGCGACACCGACGAACCGGACCCTTCCGATTTTGACAGTTACGACGACTACCTTGAGTCACTGGCCGACTGGAAAGCCGATCAGAAACAGGGGAAAGGATCGAACAATGCAAAAGACAAGGGCGCCGACGACAAAACGCAGGACCAGAACCAAGAAGAAGATCCGGAATATGACGAGGCGTTGGAGGACGTGAACGATGCGTTTGACAACAGCCGGGAGAAATATTCCGACTTCGATGAAGTGGTGACCGCGCCAGACGTGCAGATCACCAAAGAAATGGTTAAGGCTCTTGCAGACGCTGATAGTCCTGGTGACGTGGCCTATTACCTTGGCAAGCACAAAGACGAGGCCAGCCATATCGCTGGACTCAGCCCGATGGCTCAAGCCCGTGAAATCGGGAAACTTGAAGTCAAAGTGGCAAACATTAAACCGCCCGGTAAAAAAACAACGTCCGCGCCGGACCCTATCGAGCCCGTGAGGGGTAGCGACTCAAGCACGAAAACCACAGCAGATATGGATTTTTCGGAGTATGAGAGCACCATGAACGAGCGCGACAGGAAGCGTGGAAGTTTTTGGTAATTGGAGAATAAACCATGAGCGTACAAGGTGTTGATAACCGTCTTTTGACGGACGATATCATTGTGAAAGAAGCATTGCGGCTTCTGAAGAACAACTTGGTTATGGCGCCGTTGGTCCATCGTGACCTGGAAAAGCGCTTTGCAAAGGTGGGTGACACCATTTCCCTGCAAAAGCCTTACCGCACCAAAACCGCGTCTGGCCGTACTTTGGTTAAGCAGCCATTGATCGATCAGACCATCCCGTTCCAGATTAACCGACAAGAGCATTTCGGTCTGGAAATTAACCAGCGCGATCGCACACTGTCTGTTCAGAATTTCTCAGAGCGCTACCTGAAGTCTGGCATGATCCAGATTGCCAACGTGATTGACCGCTCTCTGCTTCTGAAGCTGAAGAATTCGTTTTTCAGTTCCGGCACGCCCGGCACGGCAATCGGCACCAAGTCATTCCATCTTGCCAAGGCCCACATGGGCAACGTGGGTGTACCTGACGATGGTATGCGCCGTGGCATTATGAATTTGCTGGATGGCGCGGAGATTTCCGACGACATTTCCACCAAGTTCAACGAAATGATGGTGAAGCAATCGCTTCAGAAAGGTTACATGGGGCCGTTGGCTGACATTGACCTGTTCCAGTCTCAGAACGTGCCAACGCACACAGTAGGCGCCTACGCAGGTACGCCGCTTATCAATGGTGCAGGCCAGACAGGTTCAACCCTGGTCACTGACGGATGGGACACCGGCATTACCGGCCTGCTTAAAGCGGGTGACGTGTTCACGATTGGCGGGGTGTTTGAAATCAACCCGCAGAACTACCAAAGCACCGGACGCTTGCAGTATTTCGTGGCTCAAGAGGACGTGAACTCGGACGGCAGCGGTAACGCGACCATCTCAATCAGTCCAGCTATCAACGATGGCACGCTGACCACCGTGGACAATGAGGGTAATACTCTCAGTCTGGCGGCATTCCAGAACGTGAGCGCAGCACCGGCAGACGGCGCCTCAATCACTGTCCTGGGTACGGCAGATACCGCGTATCGTCAGAACTACCTGTTCCACCGTGACGCCCTTGCGCTGGCAATGGTTGACCTGGAGCTTCCGCAGTCTGCAACTGTGAAATCCCGTGTCCGTGATCCGGAATCCGGGCTTTCCCTGAGCATGACCGGCGCCTACGATATCGGTAACCATTCCGAAATCACACGTATTGACGCCGTGTGGGGTGCGGATCTGATCTATCCGGAGCTTGCGCACCGGCTGTGGTCAGACGAAAGCTAACCAGCAGGGCCGGGTAACACCGGCCTTTGCTCTTGAAATTGTAGAGAGGACATAACCATGCGTAAGGTAGCTCAAGACGTAACCGTATCGCCGCGCCTTCCTGATGAAGTGTACGTGGTCAACGCCGCCGCAGGTGCAGAAGTAACGCTCCCGCCCGCTACGGGCTCAGGATTCCGTTACACCTTCATCGTCGGCACGAAATTAACCAGCAATACCAACGTGATCCAAGTGGCCAACTCTGACGACATTATGCAGGGTGTGGTTATTGGTGCAGCGGAATCCGACGATTCCGTAAATGGATGGGAAGCGGCATCTGACTCTGACACGATCACAATGGACGGCAGTTCAACTGGCGGCATCGTTGGTGACCGTGTAGAACTGGTGGACGTGGCCGAAAACGTGTGGGCTGTGAATGGCATCATTCAGCAGACCGGCACCGAAGCCACACCGTTCAGCGCGGCTGTGTAAACCAGCAATATGAGATAGGGGCCACAAGGCCCCTTTCTTCCTGACGGAGAAGAACATGCAAACATGGCGGTATCATCCCAACAAGAAGGCGAAAATCTTCGATACAGACGTTGATGATATGGACGCACTGGCAAAACAGGGATGGTGCGAGTCACCGGCAGACTTTAAAGCCGAAGCCGAGCAGCAAGAAACCGCGCTTGAGGGGCACGATGAAGAACGCGACCAGCTGATGGCACGCTTTAATGAAGATTTCGAACAGCTGGATAAGGACGAACTGGTAAAGTTGGGCCGGTATCTTGGCGTGAAGATGATGAAAGCCTGGAAGTCCGACACGCTTATTGAGAAGGTCCGTAGTGGCCTGGAGTAAAAGACCATGGCAACTACCAAACGACTGATTGACAGCGCACTGCGTAGCATTGGCGTCCTAGCAAGTGGGGAAGAAGCAAGGCCCAC